TTTGATATTAATAGATTCTTTTGCCCAAATATCAACAGTTCCTGCACTTACCCCATCAATACCACATGCCTTTATATCAATAGCCTTTTTAGCAGTATAAAAGATACTCTCAGCTTGAGATGTTTCGTAAATACTTCCAGTTTCGGCGGTTAAGTAAGAATTGACTTGTGCAAAATCTTCTATGTTGCCAATTGCTGCTTCTCTATAATGATTATCATAAGCATATAAATTCATATCTGCTGCTGAGGCAATATTAATATCACCATTCATTTGCCTTTCACCATCTAGTGTATCAAATCCTCTTAAAGTCTTTACCATGATACCACTTTGATTGGACTGTAAAGTAATACCGTATTCGTTGGGTAGAGTTTCGTTACCTATCATTTCGACTTCTAAATGACCAGCTTTCATACGAATCTTAGAGCGTTCTTTGACATTTCTACTCCCCGCTCTATTTTCTGAAGATGTGGGAGTTAACCCAGTGGCATTCATATTGATATGACCACCAGCCTGCATATTGATATCGCCATCAGATTTGAGGTTGATATTTCGTTTTGATGTTATTTCTAAGTCACCGCCAGACCACAGTTGTAGTTTCCACTTAGCAGAGATGTCAGCACGGTCATTGTATCGTATCATCACCTCGTCATCAAAGGTGTGTGCTACTTTACCCTTAACATACATATAATCATCATGAATGCGTATGTCGTAGTTGTCACCCTTGACATAATCGACCTTTGTGCCGTTATGGTCTATTTCATAGTAAGTTCCAGAACGATGCATTTGCTGGATGCGTTCCCCACCCGGAGTATCATCGTACTCCATAAGATGACCAGATTCAGATTCATATACATGGTTAAATGGGTATCGAGCATTAAAGTCACCCGTTGGTTGATTCCAATGGCCTTCTTCCACACCTGTTACAGCATTAGGTGAACCAATATTAATTTGTCGTTCTCGTTGGTCTGCTTTCCAACATAAAGACCAATGTGGATGATGAGGTATTACAACACCACCTTCCAAGTATTTTGAAAAACTACTCGTTCCTACTTCCGTTTCAGAGGTACTAAACGAACCCAAACCTGTGCCGCCCGTTGTCCATGAAATAGGAGCAGGTCCAGCCCAAGCGCTACCATCGACTGTTCCTAATGTCATCGTAAAGGCACCACCACTATCAGAACAACTAATACATCTAAAAATTCTACCATTTACTTCCTGCATACCTCTAACACCAGCAATTTGAACTATATCACCAGCCTGTAATGTTGGTTTAGCAGGATTTCCAGTACTTCTCTCAGCAGTTGCAAAATAAGATGTATCTCCCCACAATTTTGATTGAGTTATAACACTTAAAGTAATGGGATCTATAAAAGAAATAGGAATGCCACCCATTGCTAATGGATTAGTATCTGGTTTAGGAACTATAACTAAATCTGTTTCCTTTACATCTTTCCATTCTATATCATGTCTGCCCAGCTTAGGACTGTTAATATTATAAACACCACTACCATATTGTCCACTATCAAATAAATCTTTAACCGTTTGTCTTTCTGTGGGACTTAAACTACCTTTAGATAACCAATTGACCCTGGGATTAGGTAATCTATAATCTTCATTGGTGCTTGCCCAGTTACCAGTTTCATTTGATGATTTGCCAGCAGCAAATCTTGTATCTGTATTGGCACTACTAATACCAGTAAAGGCGGTTTTATCAAAAGAGACAGCCGGTAAATCCCGCATTACGGGAAATAAAGGAAGAACAGGTGCACCACTTGAATCTACAGCCGTAAAATTGGGTTCTAAATACCCAGTTGAAAATATAACACCGTCTCGACCTGTTTTATAAAGGGTATCAGGACTCTCAACATTTCTCCCAGTCTCTTGTTCCTTAGGAGCAGTATCATCACCCGCTAGTGAATAAGTCCTTACATCTGGCCATTTAAATGTACCAAAATGTGTCCAACTGTTAGCGAATCGTTTATCAGCAGTTATTCGTCGTGTCGTTCCAAATAAAGCGTGTAGTGTATCAGAATGAGTGGCTCTTGTTTGTGCTGTTGAAGGTGTAGTTGGATATACCCATGCTGGAGATCCTATATCATTTACATAAGTAAAATCATTATTCTCATCTGGAACTTGTGGCCAACCATCAGTAACACTAGAACTACCTTCCTTTGTCCAATCTACCTTTACATAAGTAGCTGCCGGCACGGATACAGGACTTCTCCAAGAAACATAACTCGGAGGATGAGGAATATTTCGTTGGTCTACTGTAGGATCAGCAAACCCTTTCTCATAATCAAAAGATTTAATATCTGAACTACTAGACACCGTTCCTGGTTTAGTTGTGAATTCTTTATAAGGACCTCTATATTCGGCCCATTTTCCCCCAGCAACGCCACTACCTATAGCAGTAGTGACATTCCAACCAGGCAATGTACCCATTATAATCCAATCTTGTAGGGTACTGGGATCCTTTGTAAACCCACACACCCAACTACCTTCTGTTAAGGTAGAATTTTGTCCTACGCCAGCTGCAGGATTTCCGTGAGCAGATTGCATAACTTCTGACCAAGGTAAGTCCTTTGTCAGAATTTTATCTTTATCTTCATCATGTAGACCCAGCCACCTTACTCTAACTCGTCCAAGTTGTAAGGGATCAAATCTATCTTCTACTACACCTATGCCGAACTCAAAGCCGTCTTGCCCAAAGAAAGCCATTACTTATTTCTCCGGGTCTATTGTTCTATTTTTTATATTCACCCACCTATTTATCTGGATTTTAGGCAATAAAAAACCCCCTTTCGGGGGTTCAAAACAACTGGATTATTATTTAAAGGGTGGGCCAAGAAACCAAACCACCACAGAATATCTAACACCCTTTGTTACAGGGGTAACTCTATGCACCATACTGGAGGGAAATATAACTATACTACCTTTACTTTTAATGGAAGGATTTATAACGGTGGGTTTACCTTGAGAAAAACTTCGGAATTGGAATTGTCCTCCCTTATAATCATCATTAAGTAATATAGTCATACTCAATTTTCTCACATTTCCTAACATCAATTCATTATCACCAACTTCTTCTTTGGTATACATCGATAATCTATCACTGATACCATCATTATGCCAATTATAAAATTGTCCTTTTTTATACTCTGTTATTTGGGGAGTTTCACAATTATTCATATCAAAACCCCAACCAGCCTCTTGATTGGCATGCCGCATAAATGGAAAAACTAAATCATACAAATCTTGGTTATCCGCAAAGGCTATATTACTATTTCTAAATGGCGATTTACCGTGGATATCTTTTCTTCCAGTTTTTCTTTCTTCGGCTGTCAATTCATCTGAATTAGTACCTGCTTTACCTTCTGTAAATTTTAATTGGTGTCCTAATTCTATAATCTCATCACACTTCTCTGGAGTAATAGCATCTATAAAATAATACCATTCATTTGTTAATTTCATCGGCCTATATCCTTAATTTCTTTAAGGGGTATAACTTGATAGGCACCCTTATTGTATGCGGGTGCTATTGTATGCTGACTTTTATATTGTTTTGCCCTAGGCGCAACACCCACCCTACCATCTTTAGATTTTACTTCTCTCCAGAATTTATCATTTTCAGAATCATGTCCCACAGGATTCTCCTGAGGGGCGACTGCTTTACCGTAAGTTATCATTTGCTTCTAGTAAAGATGGCATAGATAACAGCAACTGATGCTAAACCAATCAGTCCCTGTGCGCCAAGAGTTCCAACGATTGCTGTAATGTTACCAATAACATCTACACCAGTAAAAGGAACTGCCTTACCAAAAATGATTTGTGCGACAATAATTAATGCCAATAAAGACACACCGGCTTCTGTCAATTTTTTAATCCATCCTAAAACTTGGTCGAATATTAACATATTATCTCCATTAAACGATTAACAAATACTCTTGAATTCCACTTTTTCTTCTGGTGTTGTCCGAAGATTCTTTTCATCTGCCCAGCTTTCATGTCACTAGTAATCTCAAGTTCTTCACTAGTGTCCCGGATAGTGGCTGCCGGGATAATGTAGAAAGCATCGTATGCCATCCACTTGTGAGATGTAAAGCCACACTTCTTCATATATTTACGTTGCTCAATATGCTTGCGTTTCATTTCGCTCCACATACGAGTCTGCATAAACTTGTCATGTACATGCTTATTGTATCGACCGTTCATACTACTACCGTCTAGGAAGAGGCCGACCATATTGACGCCCGGTGTTTCCTTGATGATGTTCAGCACAGCATACTCTTGACCTTTCAACTTTATCCACTGGTTGTTATAGTGGTATGAACCTTGATTTCTCAATGACCGTCCCAGTTCACCTGTGTTATAAGATTTCTTAGTGACAGGATTCTCAACTATTAGATTCGGTCCGATACCTGCACGACCTCCAGCTTCTAACACTGTTGAAAAGTGTGAGTTACCATCACCGTCAGTCAGCACAAACAGGTTGACGATATCCAAGTTATAGTTATTCTTGAGCATCGGGATAATTTCAGTCAGACAAGATAGCCCCTCGACAAGAGGAGTAGAACCCATACCAAACTTAGAATCAGGATTCCTCATACCTTGGTATGCGTGAGCGAATGTGTAAATCATCTTGCACATTTTATTCAAGTCAGAAGCATTCATCTTGGTGCTAAACAACTGCATCAGATTGAAACAGGTGTGATTGGCGTGCTGAATTTCTCCTATGTTGGAACTGAATCTTTCATTAGCTTCCAGTTCCATCTCTGCAATACTCATTTCGCTAAAACGCTCACTTTTCCAACCATTCGTAAAGGCATAAACTTCAAACGGCACGTTTATCTTTTTACAGAACCATATCAAGGACAACAGTTGATTCACCGTGGCCCCTAAATGGCCAGTCATTGAATTGGACCAATCAAGTAAGAAAACCATACCGTGATTCTTGCCATCGGGCTTGATGATATTCTTTAAAAATACATCCTCGTTATACTTGTATGAAAATAACTTATTCACATCAAGCACGCCCGTCTTAGAAATATGTTCCTTGCGATATTCAGCAGCTGCCTTTTTACGTTCAAATTCTTTGACCATATAGTTGACGATTTTCGCTGTTTTCGTTCGGAAGGTTTTATATCGACTTTCGATAGTGTCAAAAGTAACATAATCGCCTTCCATCGAAGCGTAAAAGTGTTTTTCAATTCCATTGGGGTCAGAATCAAGAATGGCGTATCTTTTGCTGTAATCAATATCTATAGCAAGTTGGTCGATAACCTTTTTGTAAGGAATCACAACCGTGTTCAAATTCGCTTTCGGCAAACGACCATACAACGGTTCGCTATAATTTCGACTATCCCGTAATTCATTTTTCTCACCTTCTGTCATTTTCTCAGCGTTTTCATCAAACTTTTCCTGAGTTTCTGACTTCATATTTTGAGAATCGAGCTCATCCGAAAGTTCCTTATTAGACATTTTGCTAACATCAGCTTCTAACTCGTTGGATTCGCCAAATTGATCAAATTCTTGAACGTCGCCTTCCTCGCCTTCCTCATCTCGCATTTCCTGAGCCGTAAATTCCATAATTGCTCGGGTTGCGGCTAAAACTTCTTTCCAAGAATTACAATCAGCCACCATTTCGACTAATTCTTGTTCTTCGGCATTAAATTTCACTTTTGCCGATAGGCCCAACTTGAAATACAAATTCATGCGGTCAATAAACTGCATATCGAGAATTTGTATTTCATCATCATAAAAGAATTTATTACCAGCAAGAATATTATAGCCTTCGATGAAATTACGAACAATACCCGGATAACGCACCTTGATTTTTTTCTCAATACGGGCATCCTCAACTATATTGAGAATGTCTTTATTATAATCATTAGTCAAGGCCGTCATCCAGTCAAGTGGCTTAGTCCACAAGGCATGACCGACTTCATGGCCAGTCATCATATCATGGACATTATCATTCTTGACCAAATACACGGGTAAAGTGAGTACACGGCTTTTGGTATCAAAGGATGCCGTTTTGGCCGTCACAGAATGACGAACCGTTACATCCTCAGTAGCCAATAACTTGGCAATACGGTCACTTTTTACAGAATCGCTCATACATCAAATTCCTCTTCGTCTGTTTCGACATTTTCTTCAATTTCGACGCCAGCATCAATCTTGGTGAATAAATCAAGAAACGATTCCTTGGTCTCATCATCAAAACGATTAACCGTCAACTGAATGGCCTTCATTTTGTCTTCAAAGATATTATAGGCATTTACAATGTGTACCAAACGACGGGTTGAGATAATTTCATCACAGCCGCCTTCGGAAAACGTCTTACGAATAACATCGGCCCAACGAACTAGATTGACAACCAACTCTGGCTCTGTTTTATCAGATTTTGCAAACTCGTTGGTGAGAATCTTCTCTTCCATCTTGGTGCCTGGATAAGACTGCTCAAGGGTAATAGGAAAACGCTCTAGAAAGGCCTCATTTAATACGATAGTACCAATAAAGCGTCCATCATCAGATCCTTGACCTTTTGTATTAGCAGTAGCAATAACAGTGAAACCCGGAACAGGATGAACCCATTTGCCAATCTTTTTAATATATATCGATGAGCCTTCAAGAATGGGCTGTAAGCACATAATCTTATTAGAGGCTAAATCAATCTCATCCAACAATAACACGGCACCACGCTTCATGGCAGTAATCACAGGACCATCATGCCAGACTGTCTCACCATTAAGCAAACGAA